GCTTAACATGCACGGAAATCTAGAACCAGAAGAAAGTTGTTGGAGTGGAAATCCTTTTTGGGGTGAACCTACTCCCACTGATGTATGGGAAGACATGCAGAAACTCGATCATTTATATGGCGAGTTGGATTGGGACCATAGAGATCGACTTGAGTTTGCAATTGAAGGTAACCACATTACTATTCGAAACAAATCTAGGGAAGGTAGATAATGGCGTATCTCAATGAGAAGATCGCAACAGCACAATTAAGAATTAAAGAACTTGAGTTGTTGATTGCTGAATGGAAAAAACAACTGGAAAGTAAGAAGGAATAGTGGATATTTTATTTGTGTTTGTTTTTATAACAACACTTGTTACTGGGATGCACTTGACGTGGCCCCTTAAATATAAATCGTCTAAGTACAGAAAGTAAATACGATTATGGAAATTTTTCTAGACACCGCTGATGTCTCAGAGATTAGTACTCGATGGAGTACTGGTTTGATTGATGGCGTCACTACTAATCCTACTCTGATTAGAAAGAGTGGTAGGAATCATGAAGAAGTATATCAGGAGATTAAAGATATAGGTCTTCGGGATATTAGTATGGAAGTTATTGGTAATGATGCCAATATGATTTCTGAAGGTAAGAGACTTTATAAAAAGTTTGGTAAATGTGCAACCATTAAAGTTCCTTGTACAAGGGATGGTCTTAAAGCATGTGCTGCTTTAAGTGTTGATGGTATTAAAGTTAACGTAACTCTTATCTTTTCGGCAGCACAGGCAATCCTTGCTGCAAAGGCAGGTGCAACATACATTTCACCTTTTGTTGGTAGAGTAGAGGATAACTCCTTTGATGGGGTTGCATTGGTTAAAGAGATCGCTTCCCTCTATAGGGAGCAATTGGTACGGACAAAGGTGCTTGCAGCGTCTTTACGTGATGCTCATAGCGTTGCTAAGTGCTTTGAGTATGGTGCTGATATAGTCACGATGCCTACAACAGTCTTTGATAAGATGTATAACCACATACTAACTGATAAAGGATTGGATTTATTTGATAAGGATTACGCAGAAATTCTCAAATTGGAGGCAGGGAACTAATGGACTCTAAGAACTTTACCGTTTATTCTAAAGATGGTTGTCCTTACTGTTTAAAGATAAGAGAAGTGTTGAGTTTGGCTGGTTTAAATTATGTAACGTATAAATTAGATAAGAACTTTGATAAGAAAAGTTTCTTTGGTGAGTTTGGGGAAGGATCTACATTCCCTCAAGTTGTATTGAATGGAAAGAAACTTGGTGGATGTACTGATACTGTTCGGTATCTACAGGAAAATAAGTTAGTTTAATGTCACAGAATTTCGAAGAAGTGTATTATGTTATAGAACAAGCAATAGAGCTTGCCTTTGAAGGTAAGTTTGTGGTAAAGTTATATGAGTATTTCCAAGTGCGGGGAGTTTCTAAATCAGAAGCAGAACAATTTCTTAGAAGTTCTACTGCTCATGAGATAGGTTCTCTTATTGTTGAACTTGGAGAGTATATTAAAGGAGGTGCTGATAATGATCACAAACAATTGAGGGAAGCATATCATCATGTTCCGAAACCTCAAGCAAGAAAGATAAGAGATTATCTTGCTTGCATTCTTGAAGACGCAATACGGTATAGTAATGGCAAAAGAAGAGGAAGAAAAAGACGTTCTAAATAACTCAAACACTGAAATCAATAAAGGTGTTGAATTATTATTGCGGAATAGGAGGAAGAAACCAGACCCATCCAAAACTTTTCAGGTAAAGTTCTCTATATTTGGTAGGGAAATATTTTTTTACTTGGACATCAAGAAAAAATAAACTCTGGGAGAAATGTTATGTTGGAAGAAGTAACTCCGTATATTGTTTTCTTTAGTGGGTTTGCAATATTAGCAACCTTTGTGATAGGATTCTTTGCAGGATGGATTGTAAACAATGTAATTTCCCAGTTCCTTAATAGACCAGTTCCATATGCAGTCCACCCAGAGATGTTTGATGAGAATGGACAACTCATACCCGATGAAATTTTAGCCCTACGAATTGAAAATGAAGATGACGACAGCGAAGAAGACGACGAGTAGGAAAAAACCACCTACTGTTAAAAGAGTTAAACTCCCACCCAATCCCTTTATTCATGAGATTCTTGAACTTGTGAGTGAACAGAGGGCAAAGGCAAAGAGAGTTGAGATTCTTCAGGAATATAGAGATGATTCATTAACTGCTATTCTTATTTGGAATTTTGATCAGAGAGTTCAGTCTGCAATTCCTGATGGACACGTTCCTTACCAACCTAATGATGTTCCAGTAGGCACTGATCATACATCATTACGTAGAGAGTGGAAGCAACTCTATCATTTTATTAAAGGTGGTAATGATAAATTGAGTGGATTACGTCGGGAATCGATGTTCATTCAGTTGCTTGAGGGACTTCATCCAAAGGAAGCAGAAATTATTTGCTGTATAAAGGATAAGGATTTGGGATCAATATATCCTAAAGTCACTCTTGATATAGTGAAACAAGCATTTCCAGATATTGTATGGGGGAAAAATAGAGGATCATGACAGAAGAAGTTAAAGAAGAAAAGAAATTAGAAGAGAAACCACAATCAAAATCATCGTGGTCATCTGAAGAAAGGAAACTAATTTCTCAGTATGGGTGTGAGTTATTAGTAGAGGGTGCTACTAAGGAGCAGATTGGGGATCGAAAGTATCCAACTGATGCATGTGTAGTTTCATATGTTGTAAAGGACAAGGTTCATATGGATCTTTGTCGTGGTCCAAGGGTTAATATATTTGATCTTTATTTTGATAAGTTTGGAAAGGGTTCTGTTCGATCAATTGATTGGGGAAAGGGAAATGTAAGTCCTTTGCAGTGGGGATATAAAGCACCTGAGAAAAAGAAGAGGAGGAAGTGATGAAACCTGATGATGATCTTATACGTACTCAAATTAATGAACTCATTCGCGATGAGATTCAGGAAGGCATAAATGAATATGTTGATAGTAAAGAAGATTCTGATGAAAATTTAGGTTTTATTGAAAAGGAAGATGAGAAAGAGTTGAAAGTTAATATATCTAATCATGAGGTGAATAAACTTATTAAGGAATATAAGAAGATTAAGAAACGTCGGAGGTCTAATCTCCATCAGGTAAAGAAACTTGGTTTAGTTGATAAGCACGGGAGACCCTTGGATAAATAAGAAAACGCTAATTTATTATGAGTAAAATAGACACGCAGGGTATGAGTGGTCCTGCTGATCCTAGTATTAAAGTTACTGGTAAACAGGAATATAAACCTGCGATTATTACTCCAAGGAGATTGTTTACTCATGAGTATGTTAAGGAGATGAGTATTCTTATTAATGAGATTTTAGATCGACGTGAAGGGCAAATGGATTATACATCCTACTTTGATACTGATAAGTTCAAACACTTTGTTGGTGAATCTGAACCGGAGTATCGGTCATGAGACTGAGGAGGAAGAAAAAATGAGACTTGGTGTCATGTGTTCTGGAAACGGCTCCAATTTTGAAAACATAGTTAGAACCTGTAGACATGATGAGGTTGTGATTATGGTTTACAACAAGAAAGAATGTGGTGCCAAAGAGAGAGCAGAGAAGTTGGGCATACCACATGTTCGGATCAAGAGTTGTTCTGAAGAGGAAATGATTACACTCTTTAAGGCATGGAGAGTAGACCTTATTGTTCTTGCAGGATGGATGAAGATTGTATCACCTACTTTGATAAATGCTTTTCCCAATAAAATCATAAACATTCATCCATCATTACTTCCAAAACACAAAGGATTGCATGTTGTTCAGAAGGCATTAGATGCTGGTGATATCGTTGCTGGATGCACAGTTCATTATGTTACAGAAGAACTTGACTCTGGTGATATAATAAAACAGGGAGAAGTTCCTATTCTTTCAGATGATACAGTTGAAACGTTAACAAAACGTATTCAACAAAAAGAGTATTGTATTTTACCTATAGCAATTAAAGATGTTAAGCAAAGATTACAGACTACGAGTTACTGAGATAGCTTGTAAGATTAGACTCAATAGAGAAGTTTCATTTGATGATATGGTGTGGTATAATAAATTAATTAAGTATAATAATCAGGCAAGAGGTATTGCTGAAAGATTAATAAATCATTAAAATTGTATTACATTATACAAAGTTACTTGCATAGATAGTATATGTGTGTTATTATTAACACATCGTTCAACCCATAAGGGTCGCAAGTAAGTCGCGGAACGGAGCGTTCATCCTATGATATCCTTCCTTCTAGCATCAACTCTCTCTTGCTCAGATGCAGAATCTCTCGTTGAGAGATTTACTACGAGAAATGTTCCTCAAGAACAGAAGGCCGAGTTGATTGAGGTTATTAAGACCAATACCGAAGCAGGATGCTGGGACGCAAACGACTAAAGGAACGGAGCTAAAATTCCAACTACTTTAGGAGTATCAAAATGGCACAAGTAACCTACCGTGGTATCAAGTATGATACTAATGACAAGCAAACTTGTCAGAAGCAGGTCTCTGAACTCACATACAGAGGCATTAAGCACGCAGAATCAAAAGTTGTGTGTGCAAGGTAAGTAACTGACTTACATACACGTTGAGAGCAGGGTTGACCCTGCTCTTTTTTTATATTATAATTAATGAGAAAGAGAATAAAATGAACAAAGCAAAACTAAAAGTTTTAGTTAGGGCTCTTAAAGAGATTGTGGATGAACTGGAATCAGAAGTATATTCTGACCCAGATGCATACACCGGTTCGGAAGGTTCTGAATTCTCTGCACCTGAACTTTCATACGATGAGGTCTTCGAAGACGATGACGGTTAAACTGATAAGTGTTACTCCAAATGCAGAAAAGACGATGGCATATGTTGCCAGAGTTTCTAATCCAAAGAACCAAGATAATGATAAGTTTGCTGGATTGTTAAGTTACTGTATCAAGCACGGACATTGGAGTGTTTTTGAGCAAGCATATATGACCTTAGAGATTAATACTACTAGGGGACTTGCTGCACAGATATTACGCCATCGTTCATTTACTTATCAGGAATTCTCTCAGAGGTATGCTGATGCTAATTTGTTAAGTCAAGAGATTCCTCTTCCTAAACTTAGAAGGCAAGATGAGAAGAATCGTCAGAACTCTACTGATGATATAGATCCTTATATTGTTCAGAAGTATGATATTTTAATGCAAGACCACTTTAAAGCATCGATGGATCTTTATAATAAGATGCTTGATGATGGGATAGCAAAGGAATGTGCAAGGTTTGTACTTCCTCTTTCTACACCAACAAGAATTTATATGACTGGTTCATGTCGTTCTTGGATACATTATATTAATCTAAGATCTGCACATGGTACACAGAAAGAGCATATGCATATTGCAGAAGCATCTAGGAAGGTATTCACTGAACAGTTTCCTGCGGTCTCAGAAGCCCTTGAGTGGGTCTAAATAAATTTACATATTATTTTACTATGCCAACATACCCAGTAATTCACAAAGAAAGTAAAGAGAAGAAAGAACTTTCTATGACGATGAAAGACTATGATCAATGGAGAAAAGATAATCCTGAATGGGATAAAGATTGGTCAGCAGGTTGTGCTAGTCAATCAACAGAGTTTAAATGGACAGGTGAAGCAAAGTCTAGTGGGTGGAATGAAGTATTAGATAGAGCATCCAAACAACCTGGTGCAAATGTCCGTAAAAACCGAGATTACAGTTTTTAAATATGCCTAGAAAAAAGAAATCAGACCAACCCATAGGCGTCGGAATGACGGCTAAGCAGATGAAAAGAAAGAAACCAATTAATGCAGATACGATGAGGGAGATCACCCCCCTCACAGAAAATCAAAAAGTTTTATTTAATTCTTATTCCGGTGATAAGAATGTTGTTGCTTATGGGTGTGCTGGTACTGGTAAGACTTTTATTACTCTTTATAATGCATTATGTGATGTTTTAAATCAAGAGACACCTTATGAAAAAATTTATATTGTAAGGTCTCTTGTTTCTACTAGGGAAATTGGATTTCTTCCTGGGGATCATGAGGATAAGTCTTGGCTTTATCAGATACCTTATAAGCATATGGTAAAATATATGTTTGAGATGCCGACTGAAGCAGACTTTGATATGCTTTATGGTAATTTGAAGGCACAAGAGACTATTTCTTTTTGGAGCACCTCATTTATCAGGGGCACCACTCTTGATAAAGCAATTATTCTTGTAGATGAATTTCAAAACTTGAATTTTCATGAACTTGATAGTATAATGACAAGAGTTGGTGAGAATTCTAAGATTATGTTTTGTGGAGATGCTACTCAGTCAGATTTAATTAAACAGAACGAGAGGAATGGCATTATAGATTTTATGAGAATTCTTAGATTGATGCCGTCAGTTGATCTTATTGAATTTGGTGTTGAAGATATTGTTCGTTCTGGATTGGTCAAAGAATATATCCTTGCGAAATTAGAAATGGGTATGTAATGAATAAGAAAGTATATTATGTTGGGGTTGATACTCCTGGTGATTGCATTGCTAGGGACAAACTTGATGATCTTTATGTTCATTCAAAGTGTCCTTGTGTGGGGCATAAACTCGATAGAGTATTTGTAGTACATTCACCTATTGATTTTGAAATTTATGTTGATAGAAAACCAGGTGAGAATCGTATTACATGTACCGATGCTGATTTAATGGAGTTTGATGATGATTATTTTCTTTCACCAAACCCTGTTCTTCAGTTGATGATTGCGCAGTTTTTATTTTGGACAGAGGAAGATGATATTTGGTTTGAGTTTAATGATCATCCAATGACGTCATTAAATAATAATTTTGTTGCTATTGGTGGGTGGTTCAATTTATCTAATTGGTCAAGGACATCAAGTCTTGCATTCACTGTAGTTGATGAGACTAAACCAGTTATTATTAAGAAAGGTGATCCTGTTAGTAGGATACGGTTTTATCCTCCTGACTTGCGTGATGGGATTATTCTTCAAGAGGAAAAGGATTCTCGAATATCTGAGGAGATAAAGGAGAGGTATATAAAGAAGAAAAAGAAAGAGAAACCAGATGATTGGAGATCAAAGTTGTTTTCTAGAACAACTAAGACTAGTAAATGTCCTGTGAGTTTTTTATTTGATAGGGGGAGGGGATTTCAATGACTTTTATTCATGAAAATCATTTAGGTGATTTAGAACTAGAAAAGAAAGAGACTAATGGGATGAGGTTATACAATCTCCCTGATGGGCAATGGGTCCCCTCTATTACTTCAGTAACTTCCTTTTATAATCGACAGATCTTTATTGACTGGAGAAAGAGAGTTGGTATTGAAGAAGCAAATCGTATTACTAAGAAGGCAACCACCCGTGGAACAGATTTTCATGAAGCTGCTCAGGCATATTTGGAAAATAGAGATTTGGTGTGGGAGGATTACCTTCCTGCTACTAAGTTTATGTTTTATCATGCTGCACCATATCTGGATAAGATAAATAATATACACGCTATAGAAAGAACCCTTTACTCAGAGTACCTTGGTCTTGCAGGTAGAGTTGATTGCATTGCTGAGTATGAAGGCGAGCTAGCGGTGATAGATTTTAAGACATCAACAAAGATTAAACCTGAGAAATGGATGGAAAACTATTTCGTTCAGGAGATGTTTTATGCATCAGCATATTATGAGTTGACTGGAATTCCTGTTACAAAACTCATTACCTTAATGGTAACACCAGGTGGAGAGGTAAAAGTATTTGACAAAAGGAACAAAGGGGACTATATTAAATTATTAGTACGATATATAAAGGAATTTGTATCTCACAATACGGGGACATAGAATGGAGAATGAATTAGAAAAGGCATTTGAGAATAAGTTCTTTTGTCCTTCACGGTTTGCACAAGAGATTGAAAGCATGGTACAAGTTCATGAAGAGATGAATTATATTGATGCGATAGTTTCTTTTTGTGAGAGTAATGCTATTGATTTAGAATCAGTTCCTAAACTTATATCTAAACCTCTTAAAGAAAAAATTAAATACGAAGCACAAGAGTTAAACTTTTTGAAGCGCACTAGCCGTGCGAAATTGGTTTTTTAATTCCATAAAAGGGCGAAAAAAACTCTGGCAAAAAAATGCCTCTATTACTTTTTTATGATGCCATTTGAAGCCTATAAATGTTACCTTGCGATGAAGAATCACTTCACGAAGGATAATTATGATTACTTGAAGTATCATGGTAAAGTTAGAGCAACCAATCAGGCTTTTTATAAACGACGGG